TCTTCCCGTTTTTCATATGTTACTACATCTACAACCTCTGTCTGCACAATTTTTAATTTATGTCTTGTTATGTAATCGTTGTTTCTTTCAACTCTAGCTAAAGCCAATGCACCAGCTTCTTCTTCGGTTACAGCTTTAACCCTTAAACATTTTTCTACAGTAATTTCTACATAAACATCTCGAACACATGCTTTTGATGGGCTTTTTGTTCTAGTAGGTTCTGTTGACATAGTTTCAAATCCCTTTTATCTTTTGAGCATGACTGCCCGACTCGGCGGTTGTATGGGAAGAATAGGGGGGGATTAGGTATGACTTTTCCCCCTTTATTTATATTTAATCTTCTTAGTCTCACGCCCTTCTGAGTAATTATCATAGGGCTTAGAGAGGTTCTGCCACCCCTTGCCGTAATAGCATGAGTCGCAGAACACATCCCTTGCCGCAGTGATAACATACTTACCAGTTTCATTGTTAAGCATGTTGCCACATTCACGGCACCTAGAGAAGCCAGTTAGTTTAGGCTTCTTTGAGTTTGTTTTTCGCTTTCCTGAACTCATCAGTTACCTGACCCTTTGCAACTTTACCAAGTGTGCCAATGGCATTTGAGTGTTTGCGCCACATAGCATCTATGTCATCAATTGATTTGGCTTTACCAAAGTCATCAATGATAAGCGAACCATCTTGTTCGTCAAGGTCCATAGGTAAGTCTTCACCAGCATAGACATTGAGGCCAAGACCATGAAAGGCGATAGCTTTGACAAGGCAACGCTGTAAAGCTTTGTTGACCTGACCGCCGTCAGGATGGGCGATGGACTGGTTCTTGTGGTCCATGACGTAATGTATTTCTGTGTGAGACACGCCTTCTATTGTGACAGTAACAGCTACATATGTATGACCTTTGGTGTCACGCATAAATGGTAGTGGGTTGTCCTGATTGTCACGGAAGATGTGCTTCTCGAAGGTTGCGGTTGGGTACTTCTCTTTGACAAAGGCCCAAGCCCAAGCCCATGAGAGGTAGTCGAACCGACCCTTCTGTTCTACTTCTTTTGATACGTCAAAGCGTGATAGTGTTTGCCATACTGAATCTGTCATCATTTTTCTCCTCTGTTATCAGTTATTGTGAATAACTTCCTTGAATAGATAATTTAGATTTGCTCTTTCGTTATCAATAGCTCTTATCTGAGAATACGCAATGTCTTCGCAATCCTTGAAAGTTAAAGAGAGCGAAAGAAGCAGGCGGTCAGTATCTTTGATTGATTCGATTTGCTGTAGCGTTAATGTTTCCAATAGCTTTTTTGTTTCAGCTACTTGTTTTTTAGGTCTTCCTCTAGGCATCTTTGCCCTCCTTTGGTTTGATGTGAGTGCATGTAATAGTTCCAGACCTACTCCGTGTGATACGGATTTTGTGGCCCTTGAGGTTCCCTTTCAGAGCGTAGTCCATACGTCTACATTTATTGGGAAGCTTCTCTTTAAACATATCTTTGGCTTCATCACCGATTGTCACGGCTTGTTTGGCGTCTATGATATGCTGTGCTTGAAAGCCAAACAGATGGTCGTCCTCTTCAGACCAGCCATCTAGTTCCTCCATATTCATTGTGAACATATCTGAGTAATCTATTGGAGGCATGGCTTCTGGCTCTATGTCAAAGTTATTGTTCTCATGCATATCCCAGAACTTGACGCATTCTTCTAGATACATTTTGCACCAGCTGTCGTCCTTTTTAATCATACGCCATTCTAGTCGGCATCTTACGCCGAATAGAGCCACAAGATAGCACCTGTCGCTACCAGCCACGAGCATGTGATGCTGACATTGTGGCGCATATAGTTCACATAGTTCGTCCATGTCCCTAAACTGAAAATGAGCCTTAATTTCCAGAGGAGCATTATCCCCAACAACACGACCATCAAAGGTAGAATGCATAGGGATAGCGTTAATAAGGATAGTTTTGCCACCCCCACGAAAATTAACCTGTCTGTCATTTTGTTTAGCCCATTGGTCTACGATAAATGGTTCTAGGTGAGTGCCAGTGTCCATAAGCAGTTGTGTCTGTTTGCTTGGCTTCCACTCCTCTTCACCTTTCTTGCGTCTGGATAGTGTCATCCACTCTCCAATATCTCCAGAGGCAATTACTTTTGCGTCTGATGAGCCGATATAGGTAGCTCGTTCCTTGATTTGTGCTTCTGTTAGCATGGTGATTTCTCCTCCAATATAGCAGTTTTTTGGTTATAGCATTCGCATTCACCATTTTTTACATCACTGTAATCACATTCATTGGGGCATGTAATCCATGTGTATAAATCTACTTTATCAGTAGGAACTTTGTTTTCATTCATATTAGTCTCCTTAGTAATCGGCCTGCTTATATAAGTCAGGCCCGCATTCTTGAGATTGTTGGTCTGCGATAGCGTCTTCTACTGCATCACGAAACCGATATATATTGAAGTTATGGTTGTCGTTTATCTCCCTTACCTTGTTAATGAATAGTTCTTTGTTGCTTACCATTGGCGCAATTTCTGTGGCTAACCATTGGAAATGCTTTCTTGTCAATGCCATTTTGCAGTTCTCCCTTGTGCAAATATTCACATTACCATATATTTGGCTTAAATGGATAGGTAATATGATGAGTGAAAAGCTTTTTACATCCAATTTAATCAAACAATTTAAAGCAAGGCGTACCGAACTCGGTTTGCAACAGAAAGACGTTGACTATAAAATAGGTAACGGTCATGGACTCTGTGCTAAATGGGAGATTGGTAACAGGAAGCCAACATTGTTTAATGCATATTGTTGGGCTGAAGCATTAGGTTGCGAGATAAAATTGGAGATTGTAAAAGATGATATGCGGAATTGATCCAGGACTTACAGGCGGAATAACCTTTATTGAAGGTAACGATGTAGTTTCTGAAAGGATTCCTGTCCTCTCAATCAAGGGCAAGAAGTTCCTAGACCTTGTTAAAATAATTAACAGACTAGAATTATACAAGCCAGATATGGTTTACATAGAAAAGCAGCACTCTATGCCGAGGCAAGGTGTTGTTTCTACATTTAGAACTGGCTTTAACTATGGTATTTATATTGGCTCTTTTGTTTCACTTGGGCTTAGATATACAGAAGTATCTGCTGTTAAGTGGAAAAAAGACCTACAAGTATCTTCAGACAAGAATGAGGCGAGAGCCAGAGCAACCGAACTACTGCCACAAGCGGCAAATAGCTGGTTACTCAAGTGCGAAGATGGTGTAGCTGAGTCAGCCATGATAGCCTATTGGGGCTTACATAAGGCCTAGCTTATTTGTATTGAGGCCAAGAACCAAATGGGTCGAATACAGGATTGTCTTTTAGTTCCTTGACAATTGCATTGACACGTTGTGAACGTGAAGCTGATGACACTTTGCCAAACAAATAATCCTCCATCTGGCTTAGTTGCTCCGCCTTCCATTTGTTGACCCATTTTGCGTCTGGTTTGAACCATCCGTTATCAGGAGTCTTGAACGGCGATACGTCCATGATGGTTTTAGAACGGAGGTCACTAGGCGAAAGAGCCGTAATACAACATGCAATAAAGAACTTATGGAGTTCTTCATCGTTGAGACTGAGGCAATAGCTAAGGGGAGTAGTGCCGTTGTCTTCAAAAGCAGATGAAGCACTATCAATATGTTTATCAATAAGAGCTTCATATTGTGGAGTAATATAATCATCTGGAATATCGTCCTTTGAAAAAACATTTTGATTTTCTGCATACAAGTGACCTACACGATTGGTAAGAGAGTATGAGTAACCTAGTGACCTGTGGCATAAAAGAGCCTTGAAGAACCTTGTTGTATCTTCTGCATGAACCCATTTCCATATATCATTTCTGACATACTCAGCATGGTATGATTTGAGCAGATGTTCTTGAGGCTTAGACATTACCATTGGGTTGACTTCTACTTCCTCTTCTTCTGAGTCTTCAGCTTTCTCAGCTTCGACTGTTTCCGATGGAAGCATGTATTCTTCTGTCAATGCGTGTTGATATGAGTTGTAAACAAGAACACAAACAACGTCAGCGGTATCACGTTCTTTCTCATCGAAACTGTATATGCGTGTTAAGCCTCTTGTTTCGTGAGAAGCATATGAATACTCATCTACCAAATAGATTACATCAAAGTATTTCTTCTTTAGCTCATCTATTCTGTTGTGTATGAAAGTCTTTTGCCATACATCAAATGCCTGTAAGTCAGTGATGTATTCGTTATCGCTAAACAAATCAGACTCAATGGCTAGTTCCTTTCTTGCATCGTCTGTAATCTCAAACAATGCGGCAGACAGAGGCAGTTTTTTCTCAGTCATAAACCTGCGTATGCTATCTGTATTGTAATGGTCAAAGGTATCAAAGTATTCGTCTTGTTTTGCATGATTGCCAAGCGTTAAAGCTTGCGCTACGCCTATCCCAAACTCATTAGCTCTAAACAGACCTTTGGCTTTGTCAGACAGCTCAGAGAGCATTACACGCTGATGTACCCATTTTTGGGTTTGACCGAATCTAGCGGCAACTGAGTCGTAATCCTCACTCCCATCCATGACAAGAGCGTTGATTGCATCGCATTCGTCAAGTGGGTGCATGTTTTCACGCATCATGTTAGCATGAAGACCAACTTCATTGTCTTCTGATTCAATGACAATGCAATTGACTGGTACAGATTTTGAATTGTAAAGCTTGTTGAGAGCTTCCAATCTGCGGTTGCCATCAATAACATTGTAACCTTTGCCGTTTTTGACAACAACAAGGTTGTGAAGCAATCCCTTTGATTTGATTGAGGCGGCAAGCTGGTCGATACTAGCATCGCTAGACTTTACTTGCCGTACATTGTTGGGTGAGTGTTTAAGCTCACTTAACAGTATTTCTTTCTGCATTTTGTGACTCCACTATTGCATTTTCTTTTTGTAAGTTAATCACTGATGAAACAAAACTTCGATCATCATCAGGGAATATATGAACCCTATGAATAACTGCTCCCTTGTACTGAAACTCTATGAATAGGTCATTATCATCTACTGTTCCGTGTGATATGACTTTATCGCAGTCCATAGATATACTGCTTCTGATGTAAGACATTTAATCCTCCATGATTTTGTCAGTTATTGTTTTTGAGCCGAACGCTACACCAATCCACAGGGGCGCACCAAGTGCCGAAACAAGCAGTGTCGGATTGATGCCTACTGCCATCAAAAGAATTAGAATCGAGAACGACAGTGTTAGGTGAACAGTGACAAACCACCCAATCCATCGGGTCTTTACGTTGACGCTCTGGATACGTCGAATATAATTTAGCATTTTTATTCTTCTCCATTTTCTTCTTGCTCCGAATCTGCCGTTAGATACTCTGAGCCACAGTTTTGACAGAAGCCACCTGAGTTCCAATCAAGGTGCTTGAGGTGGTTATAGCTGTCGTGATAATGACCACAATCTCTGCATGTGTATCCGTCCATCACAGCATTCCTGCATATGAGGCGAGAGCTAGACTTGCTAGGATGTAAGCGGCAACTACAATACGAATATTCATTTACTCCTCCATATTAAAAAATATAGGTCTGTAATCTACATCGTATCCTTCTTTGTCTTTGATTACTTTATCTGAGTGAACCTGTAGATTGAGGACCAATTGATAGCGTGAACCTATAAACACAACGTCTTTTTCAAACTGAGTCAAGCTTGTTCTTGGAGGTATAGTATCACCTTCTTCGTCCATGCCGACAAAACACGCTTTGTTTACAAGGGGTTGTGGGTAATTACGGTGCATCCAGAAATATTGCTTTTCTGAATACAAGCCTTCGTCATCGATATATACACCGTCACCATTTGAATAGAGGCGTACAAATCCAAACATACTGGCTTCAATAATTTCTCTATACCCCTGCCATCTGCCTGCTCCTGTTTCTGCAGGAACAACAGATATTGTTTCATTAAAGGGGTCTAGCAATGTTTCTATTGATGAGTATTTGTTCATGTAATTCATCTGTGAACTCCCTGTGAATTTGTGAATAGTTTATGAATACCGCAAATGTACGTTGCTCGAGGCGTACACTGCCACCTTCCTTTCATCCCTATGATTGGCTTTGCTACCGACACACTCGGCATCCAACCCTCTTCAAAACTATTATTGTGTGTTTGCAATAAAAAAGGGTAGAGGCCATGAGGAACCCCTACCCTCTCATTCTATTCTAGGTTGGAGGCTCCTAGAACGGAATATCGTCATCACCATTAGGCTTTGTATTGCCATCAGGAGCAGATGATTTACCGCCACCCTCAGACTTTGAGGCTAGACGGAATGTTGAGCCAGCACCAGCAAGTTTTACCTTGAAGGCACGTTGTTTGATACCATCTTTCTCATACTCCTCAATGATTGGGAAGCCTTGAACAAAGACAGTGGTCCCTTGTTTAGCATATGGTTCAATCACGTTGGTAACGAGGCCTTTGCCATTGCTACCATCCCAAGCCTCACAGCGATACCAGTGAGTCTTCTCTACCTTCTCGCCTTGCTTGTTAGTGTAGCCTTCATTGACCGCAACAGAGAAGCCAGCAACCTTAGTACCGTTTACATCACGGACTTCGGGTTCTGCACCAATGTTACCAGAGATAGTGATTTGTGCGAAGTTCATGTCATTTTCCTTTACGTTTGACAAGTTGAAGGGTGGGGGCAGCACGTCTATTCCCCCTGTCACTGGATTTCGACCATCGTACGCTAGTACCAGTGTCAATTCTGTTATTGGGAACGAGGCGTTACATCAACCCACTCATACCCATATTTTTTCCATCTTGGCTTTCTGTAACCAACTACACGTTTATACAGAAACAAGACAATTGAAATGAGGCACCCTCCTATTACTGCCGCCATCATGCCAGCAAATGTGCCAGCAAACATAGCAACGAGTAGGATAGTAGACATTATATCAATTGGAATATCAAGCCAAAGAACTTTTTTGAAATCAAATTTGGCTAATAAGAACAGTATTGCTAGAGCAGAAGCTAGTCCAGCAAATATGTAGAACATCATAATACACCCTCCCTGTTGAGTCTTGAAAATCTAGCAAGTGCATCTTTAAGATATATTTGGTCACGACACTCACCAGCAAGAATATTGGCTTTCTTTTTAGTTTTGAAATTAGTCTTGGGGGAGGTGACTAAATGCTCAGAATAGGATTCTATTTCTCTTAATCTTTTGTTAGAGGGGTTTGTGTATATAACCTCAACAGCTCCCATGAACATTCTGAATTGTTCAAAGTTGCTGTAACCAGATACAATACCACGATTAATATGTTTCTTTATAATGTTTCTCATTGGCTTACTCCCATTAGATTGAGGCGTTTTCTCAGCAGTTTTAGGTGACACAAAAAAAGTGGAGAGTAGAGCCGTGAAGCCCTACCCTCCCTGCTGTTAAGCTTGTTGTGCCGCATCAGGCATTTCTATCAAACCTGTATCTCGTGCATACTCGTGAAAGTCACGAGCAGTTGATGCTACCAGCGTGTCAGCTGTAAGATGACGGTTACGGCGCTCAATGCGTCTAACCCTTGCCATCTCATGTGCTGGCTTGTAGTCACCCCAATTGAGATTGTTGCGACCAATAACGGCTGGGCGTACAACCCAACGTGCAACTCTGTAAGCGGCCATCGATGAGTAGTATGATATACGCTTCTTCTCAAGCTGTGTATCAAGGTCGTCAATGACGTTCTTGGTAATCTCAATGCCTACGTCTGCACGAATGGCATCTGCACGTTCCTTACGAAGCTGTGTACCATACTGCAAGTCATTGTATGCAATCTTCTCAAACATACGAGTTATACCATCTGCTACTTTGGCTTGGGTAATAGTCTCTTCCTCAAGCTCAAACATATCAACTACTGCCTCAATACGTCTAGCAAGCTCCTTCTCCCACTGTTCCTGACACTTGTCGTCTTTGTACTTGTTGGGCATAGACTCCTTGGTCATTACCTTGCGAATACGGTCTAGGTCGTTGACGTCAAGTTGTGGTAACTGGTTACGTTTTGTATATCTCTTAGTCATAAGATTCTCCTCTGGTTAAATGGGGTAGCTGAAATATCAACCACCCCTACTTGGCTTACTGATAATCGTTAGAGCCAATGTTGTCTGTCAACTGCTTGGCTCTTGAGTAGTCGCCAGCGTCTAATGCTTGGCGTATCTCCCATAATTCGTATGTCACTTCGTTGTCGAAGTCTGCATCAAGAGTTACAGTTGAATCGAAGTCTTTAAGTAATAGTGAATTGTTAATCATGTCATTCTCCTTGACGTTATGTTATGTAACCAACACACATGCAGAATGTGCGCTTTACGGGAACCGCCCATCACAATGAAAGAACACAGTCCAGCCCCTTGCCGAAGGTCTTTTTGTTTGGCGTGTTAAGAGCGGTAAATCGTCAGGACTACGAGCCGCACTACTGTACGGCGACATAGATTAACACAAGGATTGACCGCCAAAGAAAAAGAGGGCTTGACGGTTTCGCTTGCATCGCAATTCATTGTGCATATGCTTTTTCACGGGAAAAGCCAGCCCATTTTGTGTGTGTGTTCCCCGACTAAAGGGGTCGGAAGAAAAGCCCTCGATGGGCGTTCTTCTGATTCTTTGTGCTTAAGCTTCTCTTTCTTATCAATGTAACGCTTCTGGCAACGTCCCTCTTGATGCGAAGAGTAACGGCATGGAGCGTAGTGGTAATTCATCTACTTCAGATGAATAACGAAGTGGAATGGCTTTACGTTATCAGAGAGAGGAAACGGCCCAGAAGTGTAGCGTGATTGACCTGACAAGGACAGGTCAGCTCGTCTGGCAAGACACTGCGTAGCAATCTAACGGACGACAAAGCCCACTTTTCGTAAAAAGGGGGTTGACAGCTAGTAAGGTGTAATATGTATAATCGTCCGTAGACGCAATGATTGGCTCTCGGATATGACAACAGCAAATAAACAACAACAAGAACGATACAAACAGGGCTTGGTTCCAATGGAAGACATTGAGAAACATGCACCAGTTGTAAAAGCAAGTAACGAAAAGATAACTGAGAACCAGCAGGAATTAGTACATGCTATCTTGCATAATGGTTGCAACCCAACACAAGCTGCTGAACAGTTGGGTAGAAACAAGGCTTGGGCTTATAATACCCTAAAGAAACAGCATGTTATCGAGTACAGACAACAGTTGGCAATGATGACTCTGGGGTGGGACGCTACACAGGCGATGGCGACAATGAGGGAACTGCTGGATAGCAAGTCACAATACGTCAGGCTTGAAGCCGCCAGAGACTTGATGGATAGAGCAGGATTTCGACAGGACTCAGGACGTGCGCCGTCTACCGCAGTACAGATAAACTTCAACGTAGACTGAATGGGGCCCCTATGTGCTATAGACCTATATCGTAAGGCACCTTAAAATACAGGACTATATACATAAGAAGGTCAACCACACACACGATAGACTTAAATAACCCAATCGTTAGAAATATATTTTTTTTTACAGGAGTGAATTATGGGAAGTAGCAACGGAGGCGGTGGTTCAGGTGGTTATGATGCGGCTCCTATGAATTACCAAGCGAAGAAAAACAGACAGAAAGCAGAAGAGCAAGCGTTAGGTGATGATGCTTACGTTAAGAGTTCTACCGGAAGTATTGTTAGAAGCTCTAGCGGTCGTGGTGTTACGACAGGAAAGGGTCAGAAAGCCAAGGAAGAATATAGAGAGAAGCTTTTTGAGAAGTCGGACCTATCCACCTATGACGAATTTGGAAATGTCGTGGCATCTGAAAGAGGTCGTGATGTTGCTCGTATGCAACTTGAGTATCGTCAGAAGAAAGACCCAATAGCATTACTAGGCAAGGGCCTTCCGTTTGGAATCGGTTCTGCTTTAATGGGTGTTGGCTCAATAAACAGAAAGCAACAGCTTGCAAACTTAGCGGCAAGAGGTCAGCCTCAGTTTAGATATTCATCAAGCGGCAGATTTGTTGTTGGCGGCGTTACTCCTGCTGGTCAAAGGTCAGAAGGTGGAAATGTTATTGATTCATTTGCTCAAGATGACAACGGTGGTAGCAGGGGCGAGAATCCTCAGTCTGCTACAGCTTCTTCAAAGCCAAGTCCAACTCCATCAGCCCCTACAACTGGACCAACTTCTGCCACAAGAAGGCTTTTGGCTTCTGAGAGGGCGGCTGGTGTAAAGAGGCGCATGCTGATAGGTAGGCCTTCTGTTTAATGAAACTAAACTATGAACCGCCTGGTCCGATAGCCAAGGCATTTTTAAAAGATTCCTCTTTTGTTAGGGGAATAAGAGGGCCAGTAGGCTCTGGTAAATCCGTGACTTGTTGCATGGAGATTATGCGAAAGGCTGTCCACCAAGCCCCTAATTCTGCTGGGGTACGCAGAACACGGTGGGCAGTCATTCGTAACACCAATCCCCAACTAAAAACCACAACCATTAAGACATGGCGTGATTGGTTTGATGATGAGATAGGCAGATTTGTCTGGTCGCCCCCATATACTCATAATATTAATTTTGCATTGGGCGATAAAACTACTGTGGAACTAGAAGTCATCTTTTTGGCTTTAGATAAGCAAGAGGATGTAAAGAAATTACTTTCTCTAGAGCTAACTGGCGTGTGGATTAACGAAGCCAGAGAAATACCAAAGAGTATTGTTGACGCCTGTACTATGCGTGTTGGTCGTTTCCCGTCTATGAGAGATGGCGGTCCGTCATGGTTTGGCGTTATTATGGACACAAACTCGCCAGATGAAACTCATTGGTGGGCAATTATGTCTGGTGAAGCCCCAACCCCCGAATATATGTCATCAGAAGAGAAATTATTGCTTGTTAAGCCAGAAGATTGGGTTTTTTACAAGCAAGCTGGTGCCATGACAGAGAAAAAAGACAAATCAGGTGCTCTTATAGGGTATGAACACAATCCCAAGGCTGAAAACACTAAAAACATGCAACCTGACTACTATGATAAGATTATTTTGGGCAAAACGCCTCAATGGGTAAAGGTTTACGTTCTAAACGAGTATCAGGCTCTTATGGATGGTAAGTCTGTCTATGCATCTTTCAGAAAGGACACTCACGTTGCCAAATCGCCAATTGAGCCGATTGATGGGGTTGAAGTTATTGTCGGCATCGATTTCGGCCGTACGCCATCGGCAGTCTTTTGCCAGCAAAACTTTGGAGGAAGATGGACAGTATTCCATGAAGTTATCGGACAAGACATGGGGGCAGGACGATTTGCAGAAGTCCTCAAAAGAGAAATCGCCAGAAACTCTTGGGACAAGCACGACTTCAAGTTTGTAGGCGACCCTGCTGGTAATCAAATGGCCCAGACGTCAGAAAATACTCCTTTTATGATACTAAGAGCTGCTGGCATTAATGCACATCCTGCTCCAAGTAATGACGCAGTAATGCGTGTTGAGGCTGTTGAGGGCGTTCTTAATCGTATGACAGACGGATATCCTGCCATGACTATAAGCCCTAATTGTACCGTATTGATTTCTGGGTTTGAGGGCGGCTATCAGTACAAACGCCAGTACCACATGGGTAACGAGAGATACGAAGAAAGACCTTCTAAGAATCGCTTCTCTCACATACATGACGCTTTGCAATATGCGGTCTTAGGTGGAGGTGAAGGACGGAGAGTGTTGTTCGGTGGTAATAAGCCCCCTTCCCATACAACCGTAGAGAGGGCTTCTAGCCCATTTGAGAGACAAAGAAAAAGAAACAGCAGACTTTCGAGAAGGCTTGCTGGTATATGAAATGGATAATAGTATTTTCCAAATCAGCAAACTACGGCCCTTGGAGATTGTTTACTTTACACAGACCTGATTTTGGTCATGTATATGCAGTTAGGTATGATGCAGAGCTAGATGTATGGATAAGGTTTGAGTGTGCCAGTGAAAGGCTAAACTTTGAATTACTGAGAGATGAGGAAGCTGACTTATTGTTTCACCATATATCCACAAATTGTACTTGCGTAGAGATTGCTGTTGATAGTGGACCTATCTACTTTCCTCGTTGGCTTTATTGTGTTTCTTTTGTAAAGCATATTGTTGGTTGTAATAAGATTTCTGTATGCACACCTTATCAACTGTATTGTGAATTGATTAAAAATGGTGGAAGAGTATTATTTGGAGAATCAATAGGAGATTCTAATGGGTAGTTTATTTGCAAAACCTAAAATGCCAGCACCCGACCCAGAGCTAAAAGCTCAGAGGGAAGCTGAAGAACAGCGTATTGCTGAAGAAAAAGAGTCACAAAAAAGGTTTGAAGCTGACCAAGACAGGATTCGTACTGCGAATTTAATTGGTCAACGCTCTACTCAGTCTGAGGACATTGAGGGTTTTTCTGGCTTTCGCAGAAGACAAATGGGTAAATCTGGTGCTGGTTCAATAAGGAGCTAAAATGGCATACGGTGGAATTGAAGGTGACGGCAATCCAGTAGCACCATCTGCTGAGTCTGGCGACAAGGCAGAACTCAAGCGTGTTATGACAAAATACAAAAAGGCTAAGAGCCGATGGAACTCTTGGACTGATTTGTGGGAAGAGGTGTATGACTATGCTGTTCCTCACAGAGAAAGCTTTTTTCAAGAAAGCTCTGCACAACGCAGAACAGAAAACATATATGACGAAACAGCCGTTACAGGACTGCCAAAGTTTGCAAGTCGCCTTCAGTTAGGGTTCTTTCCTCCAAACGGTCGTGCATTTAGACTCGAACCCGGCCCAGAGTTTCCAGATAGCTTAATGAACAAGGGTCTACAACAACAGCTTGATAGCATTACAGACCTTATACACGAGGGTCTTAGGAACTCTAACTTTAACTCTGAAATGCATGAGGGATTGCAAGACTTAGGCATGGGTACAATGAACATGCTATGTGAAGAGGGACGTTTTCAAGGTGACTTGCACTTCACTGCTGTACCTCCTACTAACTTGGCTTTGCTATCTGGACGTATGGATGGCGTTGCTAGTTGGTTCCGTTGGAATAGCAACATGGACATCACTGAGGTAAAACAGCGTTATCCAGATGCTAAGTACACTGAGAAAATGTCTCAGGAGCAGAAGAAAAACCCAGAACGCAAAACAAATATCATTGAAGCTACCATCTATGATGAAGCAAACAGATTTGCAGATGAGTACACCTATTACCTTATATCTGAAACAGACAATGCTATTCTTATAAAGAAGGTAATGAAGGGCAGAGGTTCTGTTCCGTGGATTACTACACGTTGGTCTAAGTCAGGATTTGAAGTATGGGGCCGTGGTCCTTTATTGCAAGCAATGCCAGCTATCAAAACACTAAATCTTACAGTACAGCTTATTCTTGAAAATGCTGAAATGGCAATTGCAGGAAGCTATGTATATGACGATGACGGTGTATTTAACCCTGACAATATAACTATACAGCCCGGAACTTTTATACCTAGAAGTCCTGGGTCTAGTATTGACACCCTTCAGAATGCAGGTCGTTTTGATGTAGCACAGTTAGTTTTAGAGGATATGAGAAGAAATGTTAGAAAAGCTCTCTTCATTGATGAACTCGATACTCGCCCAAATGCTAGAACGCCTTTATCCGCAACAGAGGTTTCAGAAAGGCTTGCCGATGTTGCTCGTGATATGGGGGCTGTTGCTGGACGGATGCAAAAGGAGTTCCTTCAGCCGTTGGTTGAGAGAGTTATACATATTTATACGAAACAAGGTCTTATCGATATACCAAAGGTAGATGGTCGTGAAATTCGTGTCGTTCCAGTTTCTCCCTTGCTGAGAGCGCAGGACCAACAGGACGTTTCTGACTTCGTTAGATTCCAACAAACTGTTGCGTCTACCTTTGGTCCCGAGATAACACCTATACTCTATAATCAAGAAAAAGTTGTTGCATATCTAGCTTCTAAGTTTGGTATCCAAGAGGAACTGTTAGCTGACCAAAGCCAAGTAGAAGGTAATGTAGAACAGCTACAGCAACTCATGCAAATGCAAGGACAACCACAACAATGAAGGAAAAGATAAATGCGTCAATTGACGGTAGAGGATACACTAAGGAAGTTGACCAAGACCTTAATAGCAAAGCCTATGGTTTGTTTGGCAGTGGTATTGGAAAAGACTTCTTATCGTACTTGGAATCTATCACAACGAATAATGTATATCCTGCAGGCGTGGGCATCGAGACTTTAGCCCATGCAGAGGGTTCACGTTGGCTAGTAGCGGTAATTAAAGCTAGATGCGAGAAAGGACGTAAACAGTCAGATGTCTAAACCTGCAAATCCAAAGCTATATGCAAGAGCAAGAGCTATTGTAAAAGGAAGAGTTAAGAAATGGCCTAGTGCTTATGCTTCAGGTCAGTTAGTTCAGCAGTACAAGAAAATGGGCGGTACATATAAATCATGAGTTTAGACAAATGGTTTAATGAAAAATGGGTAGATATATCCACAAAGAAAGATGGCAAACATCCTCCTTGTGGTCGCAAGATGGGTGATGGACGCAAATACCCGAAGTGCGTTCCATCATCCAAAGCTTCATCTATGAGCAGTTCTGAAAAGAAAACCGCTACAGCAAGAAAACGTAAAACTAACCCTAGCGGTGGTGGTAAAAAACCAACTTATGCGAGGACATAATGGCAAAGTCAGCGGCATGGCAACGTAAAGAAGGTAAAGACCCTAAAGGTGGACTTAATCGTAAGGGTCGTGCATCTTTGCGTAGGCAAGGGAAAAACATCAAAAGACCTGTATCTGCCAAGCAAGCGAAGAAGTCTCCAAAAGCTGCCGCTAGACGTAGAAGTTTTTGTAAGCGAATGATGGGTATGAAAAAGAAGCTTACATCTAAAAAGACGGCTAATGACCCTAATAGCCGTATCAACAAAGCACTTAGGAAGTGGGATTGTTAATGTCAGAAGAACTACAAGCAGAAGAACAGGTAGAAACCAATGAGGTTCAGGCTGGAGAGTCGGAGCAACCTTTGGAAACTACTCAAGAAAGACCTGATTGGCTTCCTCAGAAGTTTGACAGGCCAGAAGAACTAGCCAATAGCTACAGTGAGCTAGAAAAAGCATTTTACACTCGTAAAGAAGATTTACGAAATCAAATTGTTGGGGAGTTAAATGAAGAGGCCTCTAGTAATGCTCCTATCAGTCCTGCTGATTATGAGTTAAAGATAGAAGCCCCAGAGGGATTAGAATACAACGTATCTGACGATGACCCTATGGTTGATTGGTTTAGGGCTACTGCCCATAACTATGGATTATCACAAGAAGAATTTACTGGCTTAATGCAGGAATATGTTTCTATTGATGCCCAGCGTGGTCCTGATTGGAATGTTGAGTCTGAGCAGTTAGGCGAGTATGCAGACAAAAGATTAGAGCGTGTTGACGGTTGGGCTACAGCTAATCTGTCTGAAGAAGCCTATACTGTTTTTGCAAATGTTCCTGCTTCTGCTGGAATGGTTCAGTTGTTTGAAGAATTGATGGAGTTAAATGGACAGCCACAATTCAACATGACCACTGAAACAGACTTCCAAGAGCGTTTAAGTTTAGACGACTTACGCAGTATGCAGAATGACCCTAAATATTGGAAAGACAAAGACCAAGCTTTTATCGCAAAGGTAAGGCAAGGTTTTGCCCAATACTCAAGGCAGAATGGGTAATGTGAATTGGCATTTACTTTTTTCTGTGAAATTATGGTTTTACTTGAAGGCCCAAAAGCGAGGGATAATCTTCGGACCCCAAGCCAATGGATAACCAGACAGCCAAAAACTGAAACTAAACTTAATTAAAAGGAGTGTGTTATGGCAACACCAACTATTTCCACTTCCTTTATCGAGGAGTTTGAATCTGGCGTCCACATGGCTTATCAGCGCATGGGGTCGAAACTTCGTAACACTATTCGTACAGCGAATGGCGTTAAGAATAAAACCACGTTTCAAAAAATCGGTAAGGGTTTTGCTACTACCAAGGCTCGCCACGGTAATGTAGCTCCAATGAACCTTGAGCATACAAACGTCAACGTCACTGTTGAAGATTACTTCGCTGGTGAATGGATTGACGATTTGGATCAACTTCGCATCAATCACGATGAGATGATGGTCGCTCAACAGTCAGGTGCATATGCCCTTGGACGTAAGACTGATGAACTCATTCTTGCGGCAATGGATGCAACAACGAATAACCACAACGAAACAAGTAATGGCGTTACTCTTGCATGGGCCTTAGGCCTTATGGAATTGTTTGGCAATAACGATGTACCAGATGACGGTCAGCGTTATGTTGCTGTTGGTTGGGAACAGTGGTCACAGCTAATTGACCTTGATGAGTTTTCTCGTCAGGAATATGTTGGTGCTAACGACCTTCCGTTCCAGAATGCTATGACAGCTAAAAACTGGCTTGGCTTTATGTGGTTCCCGTTCTCAGGGCTTGATTCAATCAACTCTGATGCAGACCGCAAATGCTTTGCTTGGCATTCATCCTCAGTAGGCCATGCTATTGGTGCAGATGTTTCTTCAAACATGCAGTACCATAACGATAAGGACGCATACTTTGTTCTGAACAAAATGCAGATGAACTCAGTCCTAATCGATGCAAATGCTTGCTTTGAACTTCAGCTAAAGAAATAAGGAGAAGGACAAATGGCACTAGTAGTTGCAGACTTCACCTTAGTCAATTATTCAGGAAATGGCTTCCACATTTGGCACTACAAATCAACAGCCGATGCACTGAACACAATTGATGCGGCTGGTTACTTTAATTCAAAGTCCAGTGAAATCAATGTTGGCGATGTTATCTTTATCAATGCCTCTAATGGTTTTGGTATTGCGACAGTTGTTTCTAACGCAAGCGGAGTTGTCGATACAGGCGACATCGTGAGCATGACAACTGATAGTCGTTAATGGCTAAGACACCTACAAAGAAGGAGGCGGTGAAAGCCGCCCCTTCTACCCCTAAGACAAAAGAGAAAACTGTCCGTAATGGCAAAGTAACTTTTGGCAAGGGCGTGACACTTGGAAAAGGAGTTTCCTGATGGCTTTTAAGAATTGTCCAAATTGTCCTACAAGGGCGAAATGCCGTGAAGCTGGCAAATGCCTAATGAAATCTTACGAGGGCAAAAAAATGGGTAACGACAAAACTAAAGATTACTCTAAATAGAGGTTTCTAATGCCAACAACTCCATCCACGGATATTGAGGTTGCACAAAAGGCTATGGTCCTTATTGGATTAGAGCCTTTGACTTCATTTACAGACAACACTGATGAAGCACTTGTAGCCAACACAATATATGAAGATGTTGTTACAGATTGTCTTGGTCAGCATAATTGGAACTTTGCTACTGGTCAGAAAACTCTTTCTCGTTTATCAGATGTTCCTGTTGACCGATGGGATGCGGCTTATGCATTACCAACTAACCCAGAAGTTATGCAAGTCATTACGGTAACTATTGAAGATGCTCCACAAAGATATGACATCTATGAGCGTTATGTATATATGAACGCACAAATAGATGATGCGGTTGTTCTTAACTACGTCTTTAGACCAGAAACTCAATATTGGCCTCCTACATTTACTATGTGGGTTATATTTAGACTTGCATCTGTATTGGCTTTATCTGTTACAAGAAAAGGCGATGTAGCTAACTCCTATACACAGCTTGCAGAACAGCAGTTTAGAAAAGCCAAAGCTAGGGATTCACAGCAAGTAACAACCCAAGGGCTAAGACTTAGCAGATACCACAGAGCAAGACTTGGTAACGGTATATTCCAAAACATAGAAGGCACATAATGAATGGCACTTCTCAGGCAGTTTTATACAAATTTTACCGCAGGAGAGTTATCTCCTCTGTTGTCTTCTCGCATTGATTCTAATGCATATAAGAATGGCGTTAAAAAGCTTAGAAACTTTCGTGTTCTATCTCAAGGCGGTATAAGAAGAAGAGGTGGCCTTCGATTTCTTCAAGAGCTTTCTGATATACCTTATCAGACAGAGCCTTATGTATATGATGAAGATGAGGCTTATATAGTTCTTTTTAGCAATGCTCGTGTAGACATTGTTGACATTACTGACCCTACAAATATTGCAGACTCAATAACAGGATGTCCTTGGACAACTGCAATGATTAGTCAACTTCGTGTTGCTCAATCTGGCGATACAATGATTATTGTTCACCCTGATATGCCTATGCAAACATTAAAGAGAACTGCGGTAGACACCTTCTCTAGAACTGCATACGCATTTGATTCGTCTGATGGCTTTATTCATCAGCCCTATTATAAGTTTGCGGCACCTGATGTAACTCTTGACCCAGCAAGCACAACTACAAACAATCAAACAATAACTGCAAGTGCGGCTATATTTAGTGCTGATTGGGTTGGTGAAGAAATAGAATTTATTGATGCTAATGGTGCTGTTCACCATATAGAAGTAATTGCATATCTATCTACTACTACTATTACAGGTAAGTTTGATACTGCTCCTCATAACGGAAACGCTAGAACAACTTGGTCTGAGCAAGTATTTTCAGCAAGGCATGGATATGCTCGTAGTGTTGTTTTTCACGACCAAAGATTAGTGTTTGGCGGTAGTCGTGATTTACCTAATCATATGTTTTTCTCTAAAGCTGGTCAGTTTTTTAATTTTGATGTTGGAACTGGTTTGGATGATGAGTCTATTCAAGTACAGATTGCTGAAAACCAAGTATCAGAAATTAAATCCTTGGCTTCATTTAGACATCTATCTATCTTTTCATCTGAGCAAGAATTATATGTCCCAACAACGGAAAACAAGCCATTAACACCAGCTACAATAGCTATTAAGAAGCAAACCTCTTATGGAAGCGGTGCAGTTGCTCCTGTCGAGTTTGATGGTGCATTGGTGTTTCTTACTAAATCAAAAGGTGCTGTAAGAGAGTTTGTTTTTTCTGATTTAAGCCAAGCATATAATTCTGATGCATTAACTTTGCTATCTTCTCATCTTATTGGAACTCCAACACAGCTAGTTTCTCAGAGAGAAGCAACAGACCAAGTAGAAGCTTATCTGTACCTTGTAAATTCAGAAGGCAAGATGCCTGTCTTTATGTCTATTCGTAAAGAGCAGTTACAAGGATGGGGAGAGTATTCTACTGTAGGTAGCTTCAAAAACGCAGTTGTTGTAAACAGGCGTGTATATTGTGTATGTGAAAGAACGATAAACGGCTCTACTTTTACAAGCTTAGAAATTATGGACAATGACTATCATGTAGACTGCTCTCAAAAGTACACAAGCGGCTCTGCCACAAAGAACTGGACTATTGCACATCTTCCTAATACTGAAGTTGTTGTGAAGTCAGATAATTATTCTATGGGTACATATACTACAGATGGTAGTGGCAATCTTACATTAACTGAAGAGGTTACTTCGGTTGAAATTGGCTTGAACTTTACACCAGAGCTAACCACATTGCCTCCTGAGTTTCAGTTGCCAGACGGTATATCTGTTGGTCAGAAACGTAGAATTGTTCGTGCTGTTTTAGATTTAAACGAAACACTTAATGTAAAGACAAGAGGGACTACTCTTTTAATAAGAAGAGTTACAGATGACTTTTCATTGCAACCTGTTCCAATTACCACAAGGAAAGAGGTTTATTTACTTGGGTGGTCATCTGAGGGTACAGTTACTATAACTCAAGACCAACCGTTGCCCCTTACAATTAACGGTGTATTGCTAGAGGTAGAAGTATAATGGGCGTTGAGATGCAAATTGCCAGTGTTGTTTTAGGTTTAGGCGCCGCTAGACAGCAAAAAGGCGTCTACGAAATGGAAGCTCAGTCTTATAAAGAGCAGGCTGATATGGCTAAGATACAAGCTGGTCAGCAAGAAACTGAGAGAAACAGAAAGTTAAGGATGCAGATAGCATCACTTGGCACATCCTCTTCTGCAAGAGGTGTTACTATTGGCACATCAGGTTCAACAGGAGCTTTGATTAGAGATGAAAAGGATATGGCTAAAGCAGACATTAATAGTATTAGGCTTATGGGTTCTTCTGCTAGACGCAAGTTTGGTATAAGTGCTGCTGGTTCTCAAGCGGCTGGAAAGGCTTCCACTCTTGGCGCTTTGTCAAAGGCTGGTACTGCGGCTTACTCTATTCATAAAGGTAATAATTGATGGCTTTTAAAAAAACACAAGGTCGGTCTGCATTTGTATCTCCTGTAGGTGGCCCAGATTTGTCTGGATTTAAAAAAGCGGCATCTATTTATGAGGGTGTTGCTAATCAGGCTTATAATATTGGTCTTGATGTAAGAAAGTCTCAATTCAACGATGCTATTCTTCAAGCAGAGATAGATGGCAAAACTGCTGGCGTAACATACAGCGTAGATAAAGATGGCAATAGAACACTTGTTCCTCTCACCAACCTCGACTACGGCAAAGAGTCTGAGTTGTTTTCAAGCCGTGACAGAGATGCTGTATTAAGGCAATACAGAAAGTCTGCTATAACATCCTATGTAGCAAATGCTACCATTGATATTGAGAGTGCCGCTAATCAAGCATTGATTGCTAACCCAGCTAATCCAGATGGCATTAGGGGTTCTGCTAGTGGTTATTTTGCAGGAATTAGTGACTTAGATGATGAGGTATATTCTGCATTAGGCCCAAAGGTTGATGCGGCTTTTAAGGTAGCTGAAAATAAAGCCCTAGCCCAACAGCAACAGAACACAAGAGCAGACCAATCTAACTCTGCTGTTTCTCTTATTGATTTGAATACAGAAAAGCTTGGTGTCCTTTACTCAAAGGGTGCTGGTGATACAGACGAATCTCAAGTCGGTCACGAGCTTATGGTTAGTGAGCTTATTGAGGAGCAAGAAGAGGCTTTTAATGTACTTAAAACAAATGGTGTTTTAGATTCAGATATACAAAAGCTTAGAGACAAAAGTGCTACTGTTATTGCGTCTAGAGTTGGGCAAGCCCACATAGAGAGAATCTTTACAGCAGAGGGAGAAGCTGGCGCATTAAGAGCTATTGGTGGGATTGTTAAAGACGCTCAAACAAACCCTTCAGTAGATGCTGACACTCTTTCTACAGTATTGTTTAGAACTGCAAGCCAAATGGAAAACATTAGGAGAGCAGAGAGGTCACAGGAAAAATTTAATAGGAACGCAATATATCAACAGATTATTAAAGACATATATATTAACGGATTAAATGTTGATGATATGCTTTCAAATCCAAAGCACATGATATGGAATCTTGAGGGTGGTCAGCTTGCTTCTGCAGTTAGCCAAAGTGAAGCTAGGGTCAAGCAAAACATCAATGATATATATTCTGGTTCTAGTGCTGTTGTAGGAGCGTGGTCTTCATTAGTCGGGACTCCTGATGAATTTTTAATTATGGATAATTATCAAGATATTAAACAACAGTTTGTTGATGGCGAAATTGGTTATGACAAATGGCTTCCTGTAAGAGAAAACTATCTTGCTTATATAGACAATATTGCCTTTCAAGAAAACAGAAATTTAGCTGGCCTAGCAATTAGCAAAGAACTTGGGGATACAAGTTCATTTGCGGCTTCTCCTGTTTATTTTGAGTCGATAATTCCTTCCTTAGTTGAAAAAGGCGTAATAGGGAAAAATGGTGCATACGGAGATGTTTTTAAATATCAAAGCGCCGTTAATTCTTATGCTAAAAAATACAAAAAACACATTGCAGATGTAAATCTTTTGGCAAGAGCAAAAGGCAATGCACGTTTAGGCATTACTCTTACTGAGGCAGAAAGAAATATATTAGTAGAAAAAGAAGGGGCAGATATTGCTATTTTAAATGACGGAACCATCACTCAAATGGACCTTACAAGTTCAGACCCAGAACTTTTTGAAGCATCCGTTGATACGGTTGATAGATTTGCCTCTGTAACAAATGGTTCTTTGCATCCTCAAGCCGAAAGAATTATTAAACAGTCACTTTATAATCCAGAGGCCGCAGAAATTTCTATGCGAATAATGGGTCAAATTGTTTCTGCTATGCAAAAAGAGCATGGTCGTGATTATAAATCTCATTTGTCAGACTTTTATGATAAAAACAATATATCAGATGACCAAAGAGCATACTTCAAGCTTATAGGTGATATAGGTTCAGTTGACCTTGCTAGAGAAGTATTTCAAGCTGGAAAGAAAGTAGACCTTAATCGTGACTTGTCTTCATATATTGGTCAAAGAAAAGATGGCGAAACTATTGATGTTGCGGTAGATAGAGAGTTTGACGAAGTATTTGCTGAAGCCACACATGGACATGATTGGTGGTCTATGTTTAATCCTCAAATTAGTGAGTTTAGGCAAAGACAATTGGAGGAGTTTGCTAGAGCAGGTGGTTTGAAGGTAGCTGAAATTAAAGGTGCAACCGTTAAAGACCCCGTTATAAGACAAGCAATGAAAGATATTTACTTTTCTAGACTTATTGAAAGCAGAGGAATAGGCGCTAAAAAAGAAATCATGCGTGATGTAATGATTACAATGGGCAAAAGATTTGGTTATCAAGAAAATCCTGAGACTGGAAAAGTTAATTTAGTTGAAAGACCTATTCTTACATACGCTCAAGCTACTGTTCCAGTTACTAAGTTTGGAAGTGAAACGAAGCCTAACATTGAATTAACTCAAGAAAATATTGACAATGATGTTGTTAATAAAATTATGGCTGGAAATTCTTTTATGTCTAAAGAAATGGCTGAAGGCCTTAGTTTAGTTGGCTCTGATTCACCATTAAATAAATCATATTTACACTATACAGCTAATGATAATTTTGGTGGTCCACAAACTTATACAGTGACTATGGTAGATAGAGATGGAAGACCGTTTGTTGTTGCTGACTCTTATAGCTATGATTTTAATCATTCTTCACAAAACGAAAATTACCAAAAAGCAGTAAATTCTCTTAAATCAGATAAAATGAAACAAATTTGGTCTATGGCTGGTTTATTAGATAGGCAAGTTTTACAAGGTAGTTTTGATGCGTATGAAAGAACTCAAAACGACAGAAGCCTAATTCCTCTTATGAATGGGATTAAGGACATTATATACAATACAAGTCCAGGAGCGCCTCCTGAGTTTATTGAACAATTTGGGAGTCCTTTTACAAAAGAAGAAGCCTCAGAATTTATGTATATGTTAGAAAGTTTTTATGGATTGGGTTGGAAATAATGAGCAATATTGATTGGGATTTTATTAAAACTCTAGAAGGAAACAGCCTTACAGGTACGGTTCCTGATGCAGAAGGCTCTAAATCTGGCGTTACTATTGCCAGTGGGTTTGACCTTGGGGCAAGAGCTTTAAGTGACCTATCTGGTTTGCCTCAAGATATTATTGATTTGCTAACACCTTATCTTGGCTTTAAAGGTGCTAAAGCAGAAGAGATGGCAGGGAATCTAAAAGTATCAAGTGAACAAGCCAATATCATTAATGAGTTTTCTAAAGCTGAAGCAACAGAAAATCTATCTCGTAAATGGAAAGAAAAAACAGGACAAGAGTTTTCTGAGCTTCCAAAGAACAAGGCTACTGTTATTGCATCTGCCGCATTTCAGTATGGTGACTTAGCCAGTGAGACTCCTAACTTTTGGAGACAAGTTACAGAAGATGATTGGGATGCCGCAGTAAAAAATCTTAGAAACTTCCAAGACAAATACCCTAGCAGAAGAAACAAAGAAGCAGATTATTTTGAAGCAACTGAACCAGAAGAGAGTTTGGAAGCAAAAAAAAAATTTGAATCAGAGTTAGAAAGAGATAAACAACTAGGCATACAGCAGGCTATGATTAGTGGTGAAGAGGGTGACTTAGGCACCGTTGAACCTACTGATAAGCAAGTTGTTGAAAGAGCACAGAAAGCTATACAAGACAGTGAAGTAGTGACTGGCAAAAGAATTGTTGCCGAACCTGTAGAATCACAACCTAGACCTTTTATTGATGAAGATGGTGTTCCTGCTCTTGATGAGATGCCAGAGGTAGACCCATTTCTGGAACAGTTTGTTGTTGGTGAAGATACCAGCCTCCCGACTGTTACAGGTCAAACAAGTTATTCAGTTCCAGAAGAAGCAACACCTACTCAGCAAATGCAGTCTGCCGATACACAGCAGATGCAAGTTGAAAGGTCTACTTCTTCTATACAACAAGAGTTACTATCTCCCATTGCTAATACTAAGGCAGATAAAATGTTGCCTAGTTACAATAACATCAAGCAAGATAAAATGTTTCTTGATGGGTATCAAAGTGAGCTTAGATTTGGAGACAGGGTTCCTAGTATAAACGATCAAAATACATTTGATTATTCAATGTTTAATCCTAGTGTTGGGCAAGCTTTTATGTCTTCAGGAAGGCAATATAACATTGCTCATTCAATAGGCAGGATGATTAATAGTTCTTTAGACCCTAATCAAAAACCTGAAGAGGGTTACTCTTCTTTCAATGACCAAAGGCTCAAACGAGAAGTTGGAGAGGACGGTCTTTTGTTTTTCCGTCACTCACGAAGTCATGGCGAGTCTATGGAAAAAGTTCGCAGAATGAAAGAAGACGCAAAAGACATGGAGATTATAGAATCTAGTAGACATGGGGCGGCCTTTAGTGCGGCTTGGGCTTTAGCAACCCCCACCATTATGTCTCCAATAGCTCCTATTCAAGTTATGAGAGCTGGAAAAATTCGTAGATTTTTAGGCGGAACTGCATTTACATATGCAATGACAGCTCCTCAACAGGCTTTTATTGAAAGTCAAAACGAGGCAAGGGATGCTGGCAATACTGCTGTAGCTTTAGCTGTTGGCGGTATTTTGGGTGGAACGCTTGCTGTTGCTTTTGGCAAAAAGATGACTGCTTCACAAATAGCTCAAATGAAAGTTGACCAAGAAAACTTTAGAAAGAACTTTTTGGGTCGTGATGCTGGTGCTATGGCAAGTCCTGAGACAGCAAGAACTAGAGCTTACGAGCAGTTAGAGCAAGAAGGTCTTGAAGCAACTGGTATAGGGATTGAAAAGCTTGGCTGGAATCCTGTTTTAAGAATGATGTCTAGTCCAAATCCTATAGTAAGAAACTTAGGGATTGGGATGACAGATGTTGGCGGCATGATGCAGAAAAAGGTCAGAAGTGCAGAAGAGGCTATGGAGCAGTCTGTAGAAACAACATTTAGAACCAAATACTACTCTGAGCTACTATCTGCTGTTCGTGAATCTGATATGGCTTATTTAAAGTACAGGGGCGTTGAGTCTTCTAAATCTGATGCTGGTCGTGCATTTCAAATGATAAAGCTCAGTGCTGGTGATATTTTTAACAGAGCAGATGGAACACTGACTGACGTACAATTTAGAACAAGAGTTGGCATGGCAATGAGAAGGGGCGATGTTGACAATATGGGTGATGCCGCATCTCAAGCAGTAACAAGTGCGGCAAAGGGATATAGAAAGCTATATGACAGGATTAAAAACGAAGCTCAGTCTGTTCGTCTGTTTGAAAAGGAAGCCAGAATAGAGATAGAAAAACTTAAAGCTACTGGTGCTTCTGCTCGTCAAATATCTAAAGCTGAAAACAGATTAAATGATATTAGAGCTAGTGGGGTTTCTGTTAATACTGCCGAGTCCTACTTAAACAGGGTTTATAGAATAGATAAGATTGAAGAGAATGTTCCAAGGTTTTTGTCTAAAGTTAGTAACTGGTACATAGCAAACAAAGGCATGAACGCTACGCAAGCCAACAAAATTGCAAGGCAAGTTCTTGATGAGGTAACAAGAAGAAAGCCTTACTACAATCTTGATGAGTCAAACAATCTTGAGTTTTTATCTAATCCAGCAGGAGCAAAGTCTAGAACTGTAGAAGTTCCTGATGATGTATTAGAAGAGTTTCTTGAGAATGACATTGAGACTCTTGTACGTCATCACGTTAAAACAATGGGAATGGATATAGAGCTTACTAGAAAGTATGGCTCTGTGACTATGGACGACACATTAAAGCAAGTTACTGACGAATACCAAAGACTTATAGATGAGACTGCTGATGCTTCCAAAAGAAGCAGTTTGGCTCAGTCTATGGAAAGAGACTTAACTGACATAAGAGGCCTGAGAGACAGGCTTCGTGGCACTTACGGCGCATCTAAAGACCCCCATGCTTTATCAAGCCGTTCAATAAGAGTTATGAAATCATTTAATGTTCTTGTTGGCATGGGAAGCGCAATGGTTTCTTCTGTTCCTGATGTAGCTAGAATTGTTATGACCGAGGGTTTGGTGAATGCATACGGCAAAGGTTTTGCTAGAATGTTTGATGAGCAAGCCGCAACAATAGCCAAGATGTCTAAAGGTGAATTGGACAGGGCCGCTATTGCTGTTGACGCAACTCTTGGCCTAAGAGCACATGCTATGTCAGACATTGGAGATTTATTTGGCAACAGGTTTGCGCTTGAAAGAAGCCTTAATGATGCAACTGGTATGTTCTTTTTTATGAATGGTTTGAATATATGGAACCAAGCTTTAAAGGAAATGTCTGGTAACGTCACCATGCTTAGAATGACTAATGACATTATGAAAAAGGGTGGATGGACCAGTTTAAGCCAAAGACAGAAAGAAAAGCTTCTTACTAATGGTATAGACCAGCAAAGCTACGGAGTAATGAGAAGTGAAATTCTAAAGCATGGCGAAAAACAAGGTGGTCAATGGTTGCCTAATACAGATGACTGGACGTTTAGAAACGATGTTTTGAAGTTTAGAAACGCCCTTAACCAACAAGTGGAGAGAACTATCATAACCCCTGGGGCCGGAGATAGAGCTTTATGGACATCAACTGAGTTTGGCTCACTAATGACACAGTTTAAGTCTTATGGACAAGGCGCAATGATTAGGATGCTTACATCTGGATTGCAGGAAAAGGATGCTGCATTTTGGCAAGGCGCATTCCTTATTGTTGGTTTAGCTGGCCTTATTAATGAAATCAAACGTCAGCAGTATGGAATGACTAGAGATGAAAGCTTTGACCAAAAGATTGTTAATGCAGTAGACCGTTCTGGCATTCTTGGTTGGTTTATGGATGTTAATAATTCTATAGAAAAACTTAGTGACTATAAGATGGGTATGCGTCCAATGCTTACAGACCAGCCATCTTATCCTGTCCACCCTACTGCAAAGATGAGTTCTATTTTTGGTCCTGCCGCAAGTACATCTCTTAATGCTACTAGCATAATGGGTGATATTGTAAACGGAAACGTAAACAATAAGACAGCAGAAGACCTTAGATTTATATTTCCTACAGGCAACCTTTGGTACATGGACCCCATATATGACGGGGTTTTTGGTGGGAATGTGAATAGACAAACCGAAGATTTTAGAGGATAGATATTAGATGGCTACTATATCAATTGCGGATAACGATGCTAGAGTTCAATATTCACAAGCGGTAACTGCTGACACAACGCAGTTGACGGTTGATTTCCCATTTTTTGAATTAGATAACATCAATGTTATTGCCACAACAAATGCTGGTGTAGACACTGTTTTAACAAGAGGAACTGCAACTGGTACTTTTGCTGTTGTTGGAACTGCTGTAGATGATGGATTCTCTGGTGGTTATGTAACATTAGGCGATGATTACGCTAATACATTTACATTTACTATATTTAGAGACATTGAGGTATCAAGAACCACAGACTTCCCAACGTCTGGGCCTTTTAATGTAAACTCACTAAATACAGAACTTGATAGAATTACAGCTATTGAGCAGGAACTTGAGACTAAGATTAGCAGAACAATGGGTCTTGCTGATTCTGATGCTAGTGCAAACCTAAAGCTTCCTAACCTTGATACTCGCAAAGGCACAGTATTGGCTTTTAATGCCACAAGTGGACTGCCTGAAGCTGGACCTAGCATTGGCTCTGTAAATACTGTTTCAGCACAATCAGCAAACATAAACACTGTAGCTGGTATATCTGCAAATGTTACAACGGTAGCTGGCATACAAGCTAACGTAACAACTGTTGCTAACATTGATTCTAGCGTTACTACTGTTGCTGGCGATACAGCTAACATTGCCACTGTTGTTGCAAATCTTACTGATATTCAAAACGCAGAGGAACATGCACAAGAAGCCAAAGATTATGCAACTAAGGTTGATGGTCAGGTTCAGGAAAACGGTTCTGATACTGGCAACTATGCATCTAAGGCATGGGCTATTGGCGGTACAGGCGTAACTGACACGGCTGGTTCTGGTGCGGCAAAAGAGTGGGCCACAGAAACAGGCAGTAACGTAGATGGCACAGAGTATTCAGCTAAAGAATATTCTATCGGCACTGGTCAAAACACAGGCATGAACACTGGTTCTGCTAAACAATGGGCATTAGGCGGTGGCAATTCATTTGCAACAAACACTACTGTTGATGGCTCTAACTATTCCGCACGTTACTGGGCTGAACAAGCACAATCGTATGTTCAACAAGATTTTGAAAATAAATATCTTGGGCCACATTCTTCTGACCCAACACAAGACCCATACGATGCCGACCCTTCAGACAGTCAGGCTTTAGAAGCGGGTGATTTATATTTCAATACAACCAATAACATACTTCGTGTTTATGACGGTACTAATTGGAATGATGCTGTCCAAGACACAACAAACTTTGCTACTAATGGGTTTAGCATAGCGATGGCAATCGCATTATAGGAGTTAAAGATGCCACAGAATTTTCACAGATACGCAGTAAGAAATGTTGGCACAGCGGCAACAGATATTCCTGATGGTGCAAACTTTGATAGCGTAGATACTATTGTAGGTATTCATTGCGCTAACAGAACAACAAACGCAATTACTGTAGATGTCTTTATAACAGACAACACTACTTCTGAGGGCGGAGCTGGCTCTACGGACTCTGCTGGAAACCAAGAATATTATTTAGTAAAGGGTGCCCCTATCCCTGCTGGCGGTGCTTTGCAGATTATGGATGGCGGAGCAAAAATTGTAGTAAAATCTGGGGACAGATTATTTGTTAAATCTGACACAGCAAACTCATTAGATGTTTGGGTTTCTGTAGTTGATTCAATCAGTACGCCAGCAACATAGGTGACACATGGGATATGTAGGTAATCAAAGCACTAACGCTTATAGCAGTCTACCTGCAAAGCAAGACCTGACTGGTGCTACAGGTACTAGCCTGACACTGAGCCATGCTGTTGCTGGACCTGAGAGCATTGACCTGTTTATCAATAATGTTCGCCAAGAGCCGACTACAGCTTACAGCGTATCAGATACAACTGTAACGCTGACTGGTTCTGTCGTGGCAACCGATGACATCTATGTGGTGTATAACGGCTTGGCTTTGCAGACTATCGTGCCGCCAGATGGCTCTGTGACATCAGCCAAGCTGGACACAAACATTGAAGTTTCTGGAATACTATCTCAGCCTAACAAAGAATACTTCCAAGTTGCTTTAACCACAGCAACAACAGGCCACGCTGACTCAGCTTCTATAGTGGTGGATTTTGGCGGAAACGGAACTGTTAAATACGATACAAAATCAAACTTTGATAGTTCACTTGATGCCTACCAATTTGACAGTGCTGATGGTGTTTATCTTGTTTCTTATTCTGTAGGTCTACGTTCTGATTCGGTTAGTGTTGAAGACATCGTTGAGCCGTGTGCAAGAGTGCAATTTTCAACCGATGATTTTTCAAACACAATAACAGACCATGAATTTGGGTCTGCGGCTAGACTTTTGGATGACCAAAATGACCCTGTAGGTTCAATAACTTTACAAGGGCAAACAATATTCAAAAACACATCTTCCAGCATGAAGATAAGAGTGCAATGTCGTGTTAATACTCTTGGTAGCGGTACTTATGAAATAGAGGCAGATACAGATGGATTGGTATCGACAACTTTCGGACAGTCTACTCGCTGTACTTATTTATCAGTAGTGAGGATAGCATAATGGCATTAAGTAAAATACTACCTGCCTCGCAGGAGCAATATGTAGGTGCGAGAAACCTCATCATCAACGGAAATATGGCTGTCTCGCAGAGGGGAACGAGTAGCACATCATCAGGTTATCATTCAGTAGATAGATATAAAGTTGACTTTTTGAACTTTGACCAGCTTGGCGTAACTCAATCCCAGTCTACAACTGTTCCAAGTGGAAAGGGTTTTTCAAATAGCCTAAAAGTAGCAGTAACCACACAAGAAACAACTTTGGATGCCAAT